GCTTGGTTAATGTTTTCTAATACGCCCATTCTTTGTTCACGAATGGTATTGGCAAGTTTCATTGCCTTTTCATCACCTTTGCTGGCAAGATAAGAACCAGCTAATGTACTGACTACAGGTGCTAATTGTGAAGCCCAAGATGGAGCAACATAACGACCACTAATCATTTGACCTTGTGGCTGTGCATTATTCTGCATAAGCATTTCTGCCATGCGTTGTTGACGGTTTAAATCTTGTTGTTGCTGATATATTTCAGGCGAAACAGTACCTAAGTTAGCGTATTCATTAGCCATGATTACACTCCATACTGCATCATATTGGCAGTTTCATCAGGCGTCATATTGCTGTATTTGCCAGCACCAGCACCGTATGTAGGATCACTTACTACTTTTCCAAAATAGTTGGTAGTTTGACCTAAAGCTGGCGTTCCTTGACCTTGACGCAAAGCCATAGCCAAAGCCATATTATTGCCACCACCGCCTGAACCATAGTTTTGGTATTGACCTAACTGGTTACCCTGACCTAATTGCGAATTCATAAACTGCTGTTGAGCATTAGCGTTTTGAAATACAGGGCTTAAACCTTGTGGGTCTTGACCTTGCATTTGAGGGGCATTAACAATATATGGGTTCATAGCAATCCGTAATCTACGACTTTGTAGCCGTCATCTAAGGTTTTAACTGCATAAGGATAAACTTGCTCTACTTCTTGAGCCATGTAGCCGTAATGAACTCCATGTCCAGCTAATTCGTGGTCTTTAAACTCATTCTTATATTCGTATCTGTAAACAGTCAAGCCGTTTTGAGCAATACCGACAGGTTCAAAATTCTCTTTAGTGCGAATATCAGACATAAACGCCAATGTTGCACCTGTACCAGCAAGGTTCATTAATCCACCAGTAAGGCTTGAATTAGAAGCAGAAGCGGCATTATTGGCGGCTGTATTGTAATTACCTTGTGCAGTTGCCGCACCTAAGAGATCAGGGCCAGCGGTTGTTGCTTGTAGCGGTGCATTAACAAATGTTGGGTTTGTTACTTGAGCACCAGTACGCAATGCACTTAAAGTATTAAGTGGCATATTGTATTTGGTCATCTCTTGATTAAACGCATTTTGATTAGCGGCCAAACCAGTATTAAAGCTATTAGTAGTATTAGCGGCCAAAAGGTCGTTTTCTTTTTGACCTTGGGCTACCATTGCTCGTCTATACGCTTCAGAACCTACGGGAATACCCGAATTAGCAAGTTGAGTGCTTAATTGTTCACGACTTTGTGCAATTTGCGGTTGCAAGCGTTGCATAGCCGCATCAAAATAAGTTTGTCCAGCATTAATACCGACTGATGGTAAATATGGGTCAAATGGTTTGCCCATTGTGTTTTGGACATTACCCAATGACGCATTAATAGTCTTTCCAAGACCTAAACTAGCATTGTTTTGATTATTTAAAAGCTGTTGTCCAACATCAGAAAGGTTGGTAGTAGCTGTCCAAGTAGGATTGCCGTATGGGTCTTGACCTGTAATGTTGTAATTAAGCGTTCCATAAGGCGTAACTTGATTTACACGGTTTGCCGCAGTAGCGGCCCTAGCCGCATCAAGATTACCTGCCGCAGTAGCATTAGCCGCACCTGTATAGTCGGGTGCTGGTGGTGGTGATGGTGGGTCACTAAAAATACTACCCATTTAACGCTCCTTTAATCTTCTTTAGCGGAGCGTCAATGTCTAACCATTTACATTGCTCTTTCCGCATTGTCAAAATTGCTAAATCCCCATCTTTGTGGGCATCTTCAATCAAAACTCTGTCAACAAAGCCAAGTTTTCGGCATAGACGCAAGGACTTTTTATTGCTCCCTGCAATTGTTACAAGTATAACCTTAACTTTCAATATGTTAAAGCAATAATCAAAGGTTGCCCACAATAAATCTTTACTTAACCACAGCGGATCAATGCTGGCGGTGTGCATTGTGACAGAATTAGGGGTAAAGTCGCAAAATCCGACTACCGCTACAATTTCCTCATCCATTTCTTGACCAATACAGGTCATATTTTCAGGAAATTTGTATTCTGAACACTCATCTAACCACTTTTTCAGATATACCTGATTTTCAGTAGTTACCCTACGCATTACAATACGCCACCACGCTCCATTACATAATCGGTTGATGCCCAATGGAATTCAATACCTTGTGATGCCACATTCATATTGACCGATCCTGAGAACCCAATGCCATTGACCCCTTGCCAAAACTTAGTAACGGTCAATCCGCCACCCCAATTAGCTTGATCCCACTTAGAAGTGTCCCAAATACCCGTATTGGTAATGGATGGGTTAAAAGCTATCTGATTGGTAAGCGGCTGGGTGTCAAAATCCGTGCTAATACCGCATAAAACAGTCGGTAAGCCGTTATCTGTCTGTAGGATAGGGCGTACTAGGGTAAATCGTTTAAGCTGCCCACGGCTGTCAAAATAGCTGTAGGCTTGTTGTGCAGTTGCAACAATGTTAGCACCAGCGTCAGATGTTTGGGCGTAGAAATTTCCTACAAATCCGCTAGAACCAAAGTAAATCTTGTTGTCGGCTGAAACTTCCCAACATATAGCGTTTACCCCAGTAAATCTAGCCCATGATTTAGTAATCGTGTGCATAACATACTGTTCTTTACCGCTATCAGTAGGAATGTTTAAAATCAACATATTTTCACTAGCAAAATAATTGATTTGCCAACCAAACTGGTTGTAATAATTGGTTGCCGCTTGGCTTACTGCGTAAAAAATCTTGTCGGTTAGGTTAATTCGTGGGTCTAAACGGGAAGATTGCAATGCGGCAGACATTGGTACTAAACCGTCTTGGGTTAACAATAACAAATCACCAGCAAATTTGAAAAAACATCTACGGCTAAAGGTTTGACCCATTTGCCAAACACCGACTTCACTCCAAGCATTAGCATCACTAGGGTTTGTACCCTTGTAAACAATGACTTCACCCATGCTGGTAACGAAAGCGGATAAGTCATCTACACCGTAACCAGCGTCAAGTGTCCATGTACCCATTGCTTGTAGATAACCGCCTGAACGGGCAATAGCACCTAAATTAAAGTCTAATGCTGTACCACCGATAGATTGCACGGGTAGATACCAAAATATCATGCTGTCTTTTTGTACAAAAAACAGTCTGTTTTGGCACATATTGATATTAACAAATGTGTTACTGTTTACTCCCGATATACCAATAACGGTATAACTTCCGACCACCGTAGCGTTTGCCGCAGGTGCGGTAGCCATTGTGTAAGTAAAAGTATTTGCCCCAGTAACGGTAATATAAAAAGTACCGCTATAGTTAGCTTCCGTAGTTCCTGAAACGCTAACCCGATTACCTGTTGCAAGACCGTGTGCGGTTGCTGTAGTCACAGTTGCAGTTAAATTACCTGCTCCACCCCTAGTAATCGTGCTAATAGCTGATGCAGTAGTCGTGGTAGCCATCTTGTACCAGCGTGTACCGTCATAAATCATTGCGGCATCTACACCATTAACAGCCAATAAAAAGTGACCACCAGCGGTAGTAATCATGCAATGCTGGAATCGGCTATTTGAAAGACCTGTAAATACTGAAGTTGCTGTAGCAGTTGAAGCGTTGTAGATAGTACCGCCAGCAATAGCAAAAAGCGTGTTTGTGCCATCTGTATTGGCATAATTCATTAAGGTTTCTACATTACCCGTAATGCCAATAGAAGCCTTTGAATAGCCTTTTCTAAGGGTAACATCGGTAGGTGTAGGAAAGAAATTAACTAATTGCACCGCATCTAACGGTTGCATTTCAGCTAAAGAATCTCTAGCGTTCCAACCCCCAATAGGGGCGGCTAACGATGCAGTAACCGCTGTCCTACCTTTGGATTGCATCATAATTAGCTACCGTAGCCAGTATCAGGAATATTAGCCCAACCAATAAGCACAGCACTTGGGGCAGGTGCAAATGATAAGGTTGCTGATCCTTTGTCGTTAGCTTTGGCAACACTTAAATAACGCATATAATCTTGTTGCAATGCAGTAGTATCAAACGATTTGATTTGGAAGTATTTAAGTTTTGTAGCTAAAACTAATACGGTGTCATCCAATACGGTTGTATCAGTATCAGCAGTAAAGCTATTCTTTACATCGCCAGCCGCATTTCTAGCCCAACCTTTAGAACGATACTCAAATCCTAAATATTCTTGGGTGTTATAGGGCGGCCATATTTGGAATTCATTGCCAAGAATACGCCAACGAACTCTAGGGCCTGTTGAAATATATCCTGATTTAAGCCATTGCCATTGTTGTGCATCTACAGGGCCAAGCATTTGCCAATGTTTTGTCTTATCCCAAT